GTTGTTTTCTAATCCACATAAATTTGGTAAAGCTATTGATATTAGAATGACACCTATTAGGGTTGTTTGTAATAATACTTTAACTTTATCTCTTAGTCAAAAAAGTGATAAGATGGTTACACTATCTCACAGGAAAGAATTTAATCCTGAGATGGTTAAAGAACAATTAGGTATCGCTAGAGAGAAACTTGAAAACTATAAAACTATGGCAGAGTTTCTTGGTAGTAAAAGATATACAACAGAAAGATTGGTTGAGTATCTTGAAACTATCTATCCTTCTAAAATTAAAAAAGAAGATAGAGATCCTAAAGTTCCTACAACAGTAAATGCTAAGAGAGCATTTGAGTTGATTGAAACACAACCTGGTGCTAATTATGCAAAAGGTTCTTGGTGGCAGGCATTTAATGCTGTGACTTACAGTACTGACCACTTACAAGGTAATTCAACTGATGGTAGACTTTCTTCTGCTTGGTATGGTAGAAATAGAAGACTAAAGTTGAAAGCTTTGAATACTGCTTTAGAAATGGCTGAAGCAGCATAATAAAATAATTTGACACCCTTGACATTTTAGTTCAAGGGTGTTAAAATGATATATAAATATAGATGAGGAGCCGTTCATAAGACTTCTCAATGACACAATATAATATACCTACCCTAGTGTCATAAATAAATAGAGTTATGGGGTTCTCTATAAAAAACCCCAACTTTATGAGTTGCCTTTTTGGGACTCAAATATTAATCTTGCTTAAAGAAGGAGATAGATATGAATACTTTAGCAACATTAGACCGTAATAGGTTAACACCGTACACAGTTGGTTTTGATAGTCTATTTGATAGACTTTTTGATACTGACTTTCACACAACAAGTGGTGGATTCCCACCATATAACATAGTCAAAAATGATGACTACAACTATCAAATTGAGATGGCCTTGGCTGGTTATTCCAAAAAAGACATTGATATTGAACTAAAGGAAGGAAACTTAACTGTTTCTTCTAAAAAACTAGAAGAAGAAATAGATGAGAAAACAACTATGGTACATAAGGGTATTTCTCATAGAAGTTTCAAAAGAAGTTTTACTTTATCAGATGAGATGAAAGTGAAAGGTGCAAAAATGGAAAACGGAATGTTATACATTGCGTTAGAAAGAATCGTGCCTGATCACAAAAAACCTCAAACGATTGAAGTAAAATAATATATCGGTGGGGTTGACAAAACCCCACCTTTACTTTATAATGGATTTATGAACTACAAATATTCTGAAGACAAAATACTTAACGAATTAAAAACTTACATTGACCAAACATATGGTGAACATTACAGTAGAAACAAATTTCAATCTACTGAGTTTATTATAGACTCTGGTCACGGTGAAGGTTTTTGTATTGGTAACATTATGAAATATGCCCAGCGTTATGGTAGAAAGGCTGGTAAGAATAGAGTAGACTTAATGAAGATAATTCATTATGCAATAATTGCTATACATAATAATGATTTGGAGATGAACAAAAATGAAATTGAGCAATCAAACAAAAGAGATACTTAAAAACTATTCTCAAATAAATCAAAATATTTTAATCAAACAAGGTAATCAATTAAAAACTGTTTCTGCTATGAAGAACATTGTTGCTTCTGCAACTGTTCCAGATGAGTTTTCTCAAGAGATACCTATCTATAATTTAAATGAATATCTTGCAGCGATGTCTTTATTCAAAGAACCTGTATTGTCATTCTCAGATAAGTATATGACAATCGCAGAAGAAGATAATTCTTCTAGTTGTAAATATCATTATTCAGATCCATCTGTAATCGTTACAGTTGATAAAGAAATCAAAATGCCTTCAGTTGATGTAGAAGTTGATATCACAGAAGAAAATCTAAAGAAAGTTATTACTGCTGCTGGCACACTAGGTGTTACTGATTTAGTATTAACTGGTCAAAAAGATAGCACAATACAATTAAAAGTAAAAGATAAAAAGAACAAAGCATCTAATGACTTTGCAATTACAATCGGTAGTGGTGCATCTGCATTCTTTGAATTTTATTTCAAAGTAGAAAATCTAAAACTATTACCTGGTGATTATAAAGTACAAGTATCATCAAAAGGTATTTCTTATTTCACACATAAGAATTTAGATGTATCATATTTTATTGCATTAGAACCAGAATCTACATACAACGCATAGGAGAGTTAAATGGAAAAGACTTTCCTTTGGGTAGAGAAGTATAGACCCAAAACTATACACGATTGTGTATTGCCTGATAATCTTAAAAAAACTTTTAGTGAGTTTGTAAAGAATGGTATACCTAATCTATTATTAACAGGTGGCCCTGGTGTTGGTAAAACAACAGTAGCGAAAGCTATGTTAGAAGAGATAGGTTATGATTATATACTTATCAATGGTTCAGAAGAATCTGGTATTGATGTTCTTCGTAATAAGATGAAAAACTTTGCTTCTACAATGTCGTTAGAAGGTAAAAGAAAGTTTATCATTATTGATGAGGCAGATTATTTAAATGCACAATCAACACAACCAGCACTTCGTGGTATGATAGAAGAGTTTCACAAGAACTGTGGATTTATTCTTACTTGTAATTTTAAGAATAGAATCATAGAACCTTTACATAGTCGTTGTAGTGTTGTTGAATTTAATATTCCTAATTCAGAAAAACCAGTTCTTGCTAAACAATTTTTACAAAGTATAAACAATGTTCTTAAAACAGAAAATGTAAACTTTGAAGAAAGAGTTGTTGCAGAACTAATTATGAAATTCTTTCCTGATTGGAGAAGATGTCTTAATGAATTACAAAGATATTCTGCATCAGGTAAAATAGACAGTGGTATTCTTGTAAATCTTTCAGAAAAGAATATGAGAGATTTAGTAACCTTTCTTAGAGAAAAAGATTTTACAAGTATGAGAAAATGGGTTGTCAATAATTTAGATAATGACCCTGCTAGAATATTCAGAAAGATGTATGATAATCTTTATGTGTATTTTGAAGATGGTCGTTCTATTGCAACCGCAGTATTGTTGATTGCTGACTATCAGTACAAAGCTGCATTTGTGGCAGACCAAGAAATTAATTTACTTGCTTGTCTAACACAACTTATGGCTGAGTGTAAATTCAAATGAGTTATGAATTAAAAGAATATCTAAACTCAATTAACTTCACTAAACAAAATCTAATGGATGATGATGATGAAATGTATGAAAAGAAATATTCATCATTCATTGTTAACAAATGTTTAGCACCACATAATGATTGTGTTTTATTAGTTAATGAAATGAATAAACACGGCTCGACCTTAGCTAATGATAAGAAACTACAATATGACTTTTTACTAAATACTATTAGAACTAGGAAAAGATATGCACCTTGGGTTAAACCTAGCAAATCTAAAAACCTAGAGTATGTGAAAGAATATTATGGTTATAATAATGCAAAAGCTAAATCGGTTCTTGACATACTTAATGATGAACAAATTGAATTCATCAAAATGAAATTAAATAAAGGCGGAATGAAATGAATGAAACTTTATGGTCTATTGATAAGATGCTTGAAGTTACTCTAAAAGAACCTGATGATTTTCTTAAAGTAAGAGAAACACTTTCTAGAATTGGAGTATCCTCTAGAAAAGAAAAGAAACTTTTCCAATCTTGTCATATCTTACACAAACAAGGTAAGTATTATATAGTTCACTTCAAAGAACTATTTGCTTTAGATGGCAAAGAACACAACATAACAGAGAATGATATTGGTAGAAGAAACTCTATTGCTTGTCTTTTAAAAGATTGGGGCTTAGTCGGTTTTGAAAACGAACCTGAACTTAAAGCACCATTGTCACAAATAAAGATAATTGCTTTTAAAGAAAAGAGTGAATGGATTTTAGAACCAAAATATAATATTGGTAAAAAAAAGGAAGAAAATGAAAATAATGAAAGCGCTTGAAAAGAAATATGAAGCTGAAATAGCTGCAGCAAAAGCCAACTTAGATATCTACGATAGAAATCCGGCCGGTATAGGTGACCATCCTGATATAGTATCAGCGGTTGATAGTGAGATTAAAAAACTTGCTGATGCAGAAGATAAATTAAATGCTGTCAAAAAACATTTTCCAACAGATAAACAAGAAAAATTATTTGAATGAAACCGTTACGACAATTCATTGAAGAAGACGAAAACATAAAGCCATACAAATTTGCTGTCATTTATAGTGATCCAAAAGATGTTGGCGATGACTCAGATGAAGAAACTG